ATTGTCTGTGTCTTTATATAAAAACGGCATTATATCACCTCCTCATCGACAGGTTTATGCTGATGAATAACATATTCAAACGTATGCCAACTGATGCCGTGGTTGGCATCAAAGCCATTAACAATATCGTGCAGGACATCTTCCATCTGATCTTCAGTCAGCGTGACATCCATTTGATCACAGACTTGCGCCACATCTTCTAGATGCCAGTCATCCCTGATGAACGGCTTACCATCTTCGGTATAATCAATATGTGCCATTATATATCTCCTCGCTTCAAAGCATTTGTGATTAACTTGTTGGACAACGCATGTCGGTCATGCGGCTTGCCACGACCCACACGCTTGTCAAATTCTGTTGTAAGAACGTCAACACGCCTGAACACTTCTTCGATCACTGAAATCGTAGCATCAATGCTGTCATCTGGTGCAACTACCCTGCATTCATCTCGTAAATTTTCCATATCGTCTAACAAACAAACTCTTAGCTGTTTGTTGGTCAGTTGTCTTAAATAAGTCATCCTACTGCCCCCCTAATCCAACAAAACCGAATAGGCATGCGGCTCATGTTCCAAAAACCAACGACACCCCTTGCGGACTTCCTCGTACATCTTATCTCGCATCTTTGGATCACTGGTTTTTTCAGCCATCAATTGACCACCTATAATAACGTCATAGACTGCAACCGCATCGGCAGGTAAACAAACCTTCTTACCAGAAAACATATTTTCGCAAATTTCTGGTTCATCGCCCACGAAACATTTAAACGGTAATTCCCTAGTCATTATTTCTTACTCCCTACTTTGATGGGCTTGGCTAACGCTTCTTTCTGCCATGCCCGATTGTTGATTGTGATGTGCAAAACCCTCGCACCCAATAGCGGCTTCCTTAGTCCAACCTTGTAAATCCCTGCTTTCATGTTCTTCTCCCTTGCACCACGATCCACGGTCACTTATAATATGCCTGTTATCTGGGATAGACTCTATCAGATTATCCCATATAGTCAAAGCATAAAATGCATCTATATAAGGTTTTTTTTGGGTTGAAGAAAAATTTTTTATTTTTTTTGAAAAAGGCGTTACAAACGTTACAAACGTTACAAACGTTATCCAGTAAAGGTTGTAGCTGTAACACTTCTGTAACGTTGTAACACTTTCCAACCCGTATTGCCCCACATGAGAAGGTTTTTGACATTGAAAAAGACTGAACCCACAGAAAACACTATAGGCAAAGGCGGTAGACCGGCGGGTCTTACCAACCGCCAAAGAGAGTTTGCAAAGTATTATATCGATGGCAGATACAGCAATGCGGAATGCGCTAGAAAGGCAGGTTATGCTGCCGACAGTGCTAGAAACCATGCGGCTAAACTTCTTGACGGTAAATCTTTTCCAGAAGTGCCAGAGCTTATTAAAGAACTTCGCGAGGAACGAGAGCGAAAGTATGGGGTGACATTGGTCAATCAACTTAAACGCTTTGATGAGTTGTCTCACGCTGCTGAAGAAGCTGGGCATTTTTCTGCCGCCATCAACGCCGAAAAGATACGTTCCAGCTTGGGCGGTTTGACCATCGATAGGCGAGAGCAAAACCATGTGCATCAACTTGACAGCATGTCGAGAGAAGACATCGTTGCTAGACTTGCTGCCATACGAAAGCAGTATCCAAACGCTTTCCCCGAACCGGAGATGAAGAGGGTTGAAGATGCCAAGAACAGAACGATCACTATGGACATCATTGAAACAGAACCTACCAAGAAGGACGCACTTTGAACGAATTGAAAATCGATCTGGTGAAGGCATGCCTGACGTATATTTGTGTATGGATGGTGTGCCGGTATGGGTGGAATTAAAAATAGTAAAAAATGGCAGGGTTAATCCATCAAAATCCCAGATAGCGTGGCATTCCTCGCATTCTAGATGTAAAGGCGTGAGTTTTTTCTTAGCCCATGATCCGGTGACCGGCGGTGTATATTTGTTTGACGGTGCATCTGCGGTTGATTTAGTTGGTTCAAAGATAGGCGACCTGCGACCTGCGATCCGGTGGTCTGGCGACCTGCGATCTGCGCCTGTTGCGCTCCGCGATTTGTCGAAAGAACTTTGGTTTGGGACAGCTTGACCTGCGACCTGCGACCTGTGGTTCGCGGCTGCGCGGCACTGAAAAAAACAACCGGCGACTATGTCGCCGGTTGTCTCAGGGAGAAACTTAGTGTTGGTAATATGTGACATTATCAACATTGGGATCCCAGCAAGCGCGGCAGTCGCCGCATTTGCCATCATTCAATGGCGCGGGGCAAACGTGCCCGACTGTTTTGCTGCCGTGACTGGCAACGGTGCTTGTGTTCTTCCAACCCTTAGACGGTGCGCCATCGATCATATGCGCTGACATACGCAACGTGACGTTGTTGGGAAGCTTACGAAGCTTCAAAACGTCGCCCCAAATTTTATATTCGCGGCTCGGGATCCAATGTTTAAGGTGTGGCGTTGCCTCGCATATGTCCAGAATGTTTAGACCCATTCTGACGCTATCAACATCGCCACTATCAAACCATCTAAATTCTGGTTTGCGTAGTGTATTGAGCACCGCAATCATGCGCGGCACAAAATCGATTGCGTTAAAAAATATCTCGCGGCGTTCCATAGCCGCGACCACGTTCGGCATGTTATACATGCCTTTACATGCATAGCACTTTTCGCAAGTGCTGCCTTTAACCTTGCGTAGCTTCTGCCCTACATGGCAAAGATAAGCTGACCGGGATATTGAAAAACCCGGCATTTTAGAAACATTGGACAAGTTTTTTTTGTCCTGCTTCAACTGGTCTTTGTAATTTGGTAATGAATCGAACATTATATAAACCTCCCTTGGTTTATAGGATTATCCCACATAATCAAACATAAGTCAACCTGCGCACCTGCGACCTGCGCACCTCGCGGCGGCGGCGCGGCGCAAAAAAAGACCGGCGACTGTGTCGCCGGTCTTTTGTTTAGATCTCGCCCCAACCTGCTGACCGCAGCCACGCATTGTCTGCGTCTGAATCTTCAAGCCGCGCTTCGTGTTCGGCTTGCACCTGTGCATCATTTTCACAGTCGGCGCAAAACACAGTCACAACGTGACCATTCTGGTAGGTGGTGGAGCCGCATCGGGTTTTGATTTCTTTGTAATCCCACCCACGCGGCACATAGTAAAACGCTTCTTTATCACACATAATAAACTCCCTTAATAGTGTATATGGGATTATCCCATAGTATTAGATACAAGTCAACCTGCGACCTGCGAACCTCGCGGCGGCGGCGCGGCTATTCAAAATAACCATCGCCACCGCAGTGTGGGCAATCTGCGATTTGCTCACGCCACGGCGCAATTGCAATATCAACCAGACCTGTGCCCTCGCACTCAATGCATGGCGTTGCATGGTACGGCATGCGAAAACCAAGCGAGGCTTCCCAGCCTTTGTTGAACTCTCTGTGCCACTTAATCGCTTCGTCCATTGTGCTACCTCCAAAAAAGTGAGGGGGCGTGAGCCCCCTCTAGTTTACTCTCGACTCTAACCGTAATGATATTTTCCATTTTTGGTCACAATGCGCCGCCCAGATTTACGAAGCTCGTAAATGCAATTATAGGCAGCACCAACGCTAATGCCCAACCTTCTAGCTAGCTGCTTGGGCGTAAGATTACGCTCTATCAAAAGAGCTTCACAATGCTCTTTCGATCCAATCAAATAGCTGGTATTGGGCGCACGTTTCTTCTTACTGGTTGACACAGTCTTCAACGTGCGGATTGCTGGCTCTTCCTGCCAGTTGGATTTCACCTTGCCTTGCGACACGGTGACGATTAATGACCCTACGGTCAGAGTAAAATCAGTCATGGTTGTTCCTTTCCTTGACTGGTTGGTTTGATCTTAGCCCATCTAAGATCTTATAAAACTTTAACAGATGGCATGGGATAATGTCAACAACTAAATTAAACCTGCGATCTGCGATCTGCGGATCGGCCTCGCCGCCGCGCCTTAAACAAATAAGAGAAGGCAGCTTGCGCTGCCTTCTCTTATTTGTTTAATAGTTATTCATGCGGTGTTGTAACACCAGCTTGCCTTCGTTGATGGTGTATCTGCCGATACATCTATTGGACTTCGTGCCTTTGAAGACGTAGATTGCATCGTGAAGCTGCTTCTTATCGAAGCTTGGCATCTGGTGACAAGCTGCGATCCTCTTCCCAAGCTGCGCCAAGCTGTCGCTGATTGGGTATCGGATAGTGCCACGGCTGCGGTGGTTAGCAGCAAGGGTGATGAACCCTTGCTCTGCATAGTACTTACTCATGTTGTAGTCTCCCTTCTGATCTTGTCTGCGAAGTATTCTGCCACGCTGTCCAATGAATCATAGAACATGCCAACCGACATGTGATGACGATTAAGAATGTGGTATCCGCTATACCCATCGGCATAACCTCTCTGGATCGTGTAGCCGTAAGCTGCGGCGATGGTCTGAAGATATTTCATAGACAACTCCTCTGTCTCTGTGATTATGTATATACAGTATCAGATGGTATGGGATAGGTCAAGGGGTTACTGGGTAGATTCCCAAATAAAGTTCGAGCTCGAACCCCCCACCCCCTATATCTGAAAACCTGCGTTCGCGTCATGTGCGGATTTTGCAGGGTTGATAAATTCATTTGCAGGTATTATCGTTCGGGCATGGATGACATGCAAAACCTAGAACTGCTGCCAGAGGAGGTCCTAAAGGAAATCCTGTTACTGGAGGAGCAGGAACAGCGGCTTAAAACTAGGTCTGAAGCCCATGATAAGTTCATGCCGTATGCAAAACATGTATATGACGGGTTTATAGAGGGGACCCATCACCGTGTAATTGCAGAGAAGTTGGAAAAGATTGCCCGGGGGGAGTTAAAACGGCTGATTGTCAACATGCCTCCCCGACATTCTAAATCAGAATTTGCATCCTATCTCATGCCCAGTTGGTTTTTGGGCCGGAATCCGAAGTTAAAAATCATTCAAGCTACCATGAACACCGAACTTGCTGTAAGATTTGGTCGTAAGGTTCGTGATCTCATAGCTGACCCATTGTATCGTGAGATTTTCCCGAATACGGACCTTAAACCGGACAGCCAAGCGGCAGGTCGATGGGAGACTAGCGCTGGTGGGGAATATTTTGCAGCCGGGGTGGGTGCTGCAATGACTGGTCGTGGTGCTGATTTGCTAATTATTGACGATCCGCACTCGGAACAGGATGCATTATCGTCTACTGCGTATGATAATGCATGGGAATGGTACACATCTGGGCCTCGACAGCGTCTACAACCGGGTGGTTCGATCATAATTGTCCAGACTCGCTGGTCCAAAAAGGATATTACGGGTCGGTTACTGCAAGCACAGCAGAAAGATCTGATGGCTGACCAGTGGGAGGTGATTGAATTCCCTGCAATCATGCCTTCGGGGGAACCATTATGGCCTGAATTCTGGAAAAAAGACGAACTTTTGAAGGTAAAAGCTTCACTTTCGGTAGGAAAGTGGAATGCTCAGTGGCAACAGAATCCTACATCAGAAGAAACCGCTATGGTCAAGCGGGAATGGTGGAAAGTTTGGGAAGAGGACAGCATTCCTGACCTAGATTATGTAATTCAGTCCTATGATACGGCGTACAGTAAGAAAGAAACGGCTGATTATTCTGCTATTACAACGTGGGGCGTGTTCCAGCCCTATGCGAACGGGGATCAGCATCTGATATTGATGGATGCTAAGAAGGGGCGGTGGAATTTTCCTGAGTTAAAGAGCATTGCACAGGAAGAATACGATTATTGGGAGCCGGAGTTGATGTTGATTGAGGCAAAGGCTTCTGGTACACCGTTAGCGGACGAAATGAGGTTACTTAACCTCCCTGTAGCCACCTTTAGCCCGGGTCGGAAACGTGGTGGGGGAGGTATGGACAAAACAACCCGTATGCATATAGTCTCTCCTATATTCGAGTCGGGAAAAGTATGGTATCCTGAAGGCGAAAAGTTTGCAGAAGAAGTTATTGAAGAGATTGCTTCATTCCCCAATGGCGATCACGATGACTTTTGTGATAGTATGACGATGGCCTTGATGCGTTTTCGTCAAGGTGGCTTTATTAGTTTGAATGGTGAAGAGTTCGAGGACGATCCACCCCGTAAGGCAAGAGAGTATTATTGATGGTTGTTCCTCTACCCAAATCCAAACCAGAATATCGTGGTTCCCTACCCACTTCAAAGCCAGCACCCACTGCGAGAAATCAAACCGCTGCCAAAATTTTCAGTAGCCTGCAAAAACAGTTGTCGGGCCGTGGTCCACGGACCCCGGTCTTTACTCCACCTAGAAAAGGTTCGCGGCCTATTGCAAAACTGTATCGCGATTTAACTCCTTTGGAGCAGGAGGCTCGTGATAAGCAGGGTATAGAAAGTTTAAAGGGTTTTGCTGTTGGTCTTCCTGCCGGGTTACTGGGTTTGCCTGCTGACTTGACGGCGTTGATTTTTCGGGATGCGCCTCAGTTAGCTGCGAAGCTTGTAACGGGACAGGAATTAAAAGTTGAAGAGCGCACATTCATAGACAAGCTTGTGGGTGACTTTCAACGTAAGGCTGGCGCTGAAGCGATCATGGAGAAGATGGGTTTTGGTGTTGACCTACTGCCGGAAGAAGATGAAAAGGGACAGCCTGTAAACTTAGCTACGGATGCTTTATCACAAGCGGGGATAACTCCTTTCCGTGCTGGTTCGTTAATCGGTGAAGTTACTGTTCCGATACCTACTGGGGCAGGTATTGCTCGGTTACTCGGTCGCCGGTCCACGGACGCTGGTGAGGTGTTACCTCCCGAGCGTGTAGAGCCTACGATAGATGTACTCGAGCCGGGTGATATAATTGAAGGTAGTGTGGTTGAGAGGTTAGAAGCTCGTCCTACTGAAGAGTTAATGGTAATGCCGGAAGAGATAGCTACTTTTCCACCTCCACCTCGCATTCAAACTGTTGATGATGTCATAGACGACGGCAACGGGGTTTTTGAGTTTGATCAAACTGGTCGTCTAGAAACAGGCACATTAACTGACGATGAATTAGTTCAGCGATATATAGAAGCGCGGGATGAGTTTACGGCTGGTATGGCTGCTCGACAGGAAGGGCAGCTTGATCTTGATGATGTAGACAATCTCGCGCAAGATGCCGCTGACCGTGCTGGCACTAGGATGAGATACATTCAGAACGAATTGATTGGTCGCCGTGACGGGCATTTCGTCCAATTAACAGAAGATGAATTAGCCGAAATACAGGTACAAGAGGCAGTGGGGGAGATGTTAAGCAGGCCCGAAGAGCCGGATGCTCCTGAATCTTTGGCTGTTACTGACACAAACAACAACATAATCCCCGAAGCTGAAGAGGGCTTTCAAGGTTTGCCCGGTGGTATTGGTTCGCTGGATGAGTCCATGCCTATTTATGGTAACTACAATCTTACCATCGGCGGCATGCCTGATGAGTTTAAGGGAAGTGTTATACACTACTCACCTACGATGACCAACTTCCAGAACTTTGTGGGTAGTCGTGCTTTTGCTAGGCAGCAGGATTCTGGTAAGAAGCTGGAAGCTAAACAGTGGGTAGCGGCGTTAAACAAAAATCCCGGGAACTCTCAAAAAGTCGGCACCGTAGGTAAAGAGATAAAAAATTCCGAGTTTGAAAACATCATGCTTTCTAACCCGGAGAAAAAGTACAACCAGACAGAAATTAGAAGGCTTCTTACCTCGCGCCTGCCGCAGACTAGGTCTCGTCTTTTTCTTGAAAGTAATAGCAACCAAGAGTTCCAAGACGGTGAAAGTCCCTTTAGGAGCCTGAGACATCTGGATGCACAGTACAGGTCAGCGGATTTAAACTCTGCGAGAGACAAGGGTCTTATTATTTTTAGTAATACGGCTCCCACAATTGATGTCCCGGGTTTTGGTCGGTTAAAGCCTAAAGCTGTGCACAATTACTATCGTGAGTATCCCGGGTATTATGGTCATGCACGTTTCATAATTGTGGAAGGTCAAGATGGTAAAAGATATCTACAGATAAACGAGATACAATCTAACAGTGTTAGTGACGTATCTAGCGGTAGTCATCTCGGTGGGACAAGATATGTAAAAACACTAGAAGATCGATTGCAAGCCTACAGAGATGGCTACGATAGTGTAAGGATCCCTTATACTCCTGAAGTCCATAAAATTATGAAAGAGGTTCAGGACCTAAAGCCAGAAGTTATAGAAAAAAATGATGTTTTGGCTCGAAGCGTACAGGAGAACGAAAGAGAAATTAGAACAATAGCCGAGAGTTACAAGTGGCAAAGTGGTAGATTAAACAGATTCGAGCCCGGTTCTGAAGATTTAAGTAAGGTAAGACTTTTAGGTCCTGTGTTGGAAGGTCTGAAAGGCAGGGATGATCTAACGGCTGTTATTATTCAAAGACACGGTGGTGACCGGGCACAAGAAGCTGATTATAAACGGGCTGTACAGGATCGTGTTACAGATATACTTGATGAAAGAGGTGTTCCCTACACCGCTCAAGATGTAGAACATATGGTGGATAAACTAGATGACTTGAGCAGAAATTTAAATGACAGCTATGAGGCAGGCTTTAACAGGTTCGATGAGCAAGGCTTTCCTCTTATTCACCATAAAGTACGAAAAGAAATAATGGGTGGCATTGGTCCTAGAGACAGAGACCCAACGGTTGAAGAATTTAACGCTTTCTTGGCGAACAAAGATAATGGTCCGAGGATGCCTCGTGGTGTGACTAAATCAGAACTGTTTGAGATAATGTTAAAATCTGATTTTAAGTTCGATGTTGAAGATAATATAGTAGAGGAAATTGCGGCATCCCTTTTATTAAGGGACAAAGATGTTCAAAAGATTTTCAAAGATCTTACGCCGGATGAAATAGCTAAACTTAATATAAACGAACCATACAGAGCTCGTAGAGTATTATACGACGAGTTAGTTTCAAAAATTCCACAAGAAACTGCTGATAATGTACTTAATAGAGTACAAGAAGAAATAAACAACAGTGTTTCCGCATACGCCGCACCGGATGTAAGAGATGATTTGCAGATACTTGATAACTCGGAAGAAGTTTTAGATGATGCAATGCTGTCACTTCTTTACGACATTGACGGCACTCTAGAGGAAGTAAAACTGTCTGAAACAATGGACAACTTGAGACAGACAGGTAACGAACTTGTGTCACAAGTTGCGGATATAACTGATGAGGTAAACGCCGCGCAAGCAGGTTGGAATGATGCTCTGGCTAACCTGCCTAATGCTGAAGAGGTAGCGACCTTAATGGATATAGCTAGAATAACGGGTCAAGAAAGAAGAGGTTTTATAGAGCCTTTACCTTATAACAGTGATGAAGACTTTTATAAGTTTGCCACTAGAGCAGCGATCAAGGAGGCAGAAAAACTAGGTCTTGATGGTGTTATTTTTCCTGATGCGGCGTATTTATCTACGCAGCCACAAAGAAGACCTAATGATGCCTTTCTGCGGAACTATGGACGAGTGATCGACGGTGAGCTAAAGGAGTTAACCAAAGCTGACGAGAATGCAGGTGTACGTCTTCGTAAGGTAGATATTACAGGTGACGATCCATTCGAGCTAATAGGTAGAGGCGAGGGTTTTGAAGTAAATGGTATAGACCCGAGTGACCCGGATGTTCAAGAAGCATTACAGCCCTTTAGAACTGAAGTGCGGAACGCGGATCGTGAGTATAAACAAGCAAAAGCAGTAGTAGATGAGTTACAGGCGCAAGGAATTGACGGGGGCCCAGAACTGGCTAGTGCGCTCCAAGAGGAGCGTCGTCAACGCACTCGTCTAGAAAATGTTAAAGCTACTTTAGAAACAGAGATGCGTAGGAGATCAACCACATACAACTCTGAGCTCCGTGTTGTTGAGTTTGATAATGACGCTAACAGACAATTAGCTCGAAGACCTATTAGACGGGCGGCGGGTGGTATGGTAAGATCCGGCATTGGTGCTATGGCAAGAGAGGTTATGTAATGTCTGACAAAGACAAGACCCGTATTGACGGACGCACGATGAAAGAGATAAGGCTAGTGGCACAAGAAGATATAACTAAGCTCACGGATAAACAGTGGGAAGCTTGGAGCAAGTCTTCTACTAAAAAAGCTAATGGCGGTATGGTCAAGGGTTTTAGCCCCATCGCCCGACCACAAAGATTTAAAGGAGTGTTCTGATGGCGAGTAAGTCTGATAAAATTGATGCATTAATAGCGGAATTAAATTCTATTCCCGACGATAAGTATACTCCTCGGAAGGATCAGATAAGGATTTTGAAGCTAAGAACCGAGATAGATAAGTTAATCGGTGGTAAAAAAAGGCCAGAAGGCATGAAAGACGGCGGCATGAATAATGTGCCTTCCAAGTACAAAGGCTTTTCAAAGCTGCCGGAAGGTGTACAGGAAAAGATAAGCCCTAGTCTCGCAAAGAAATATAAGACTGGCGGCATGAGCAAGGCTGTTATGAAAGCCCGTGGCGGAACATTTAAAGGAACATTTTAATATGGCATTACCTCCACAGATGGTTGCACCTGCAATGGGCCCCGGCGGACCGGGGATGAGCGCAGAAGAACAGATGACCGAGGTCGAAGTACCTGTAAATCAGAATGATATGCTGCCTCCGGGCGTTGAGCTTATTGGTTCGGAAGAAACGGTTGAGGTTCAGACTGAAGAGTACGATCACAATGCTAACTTGGCTGAAGTTCTTGACGACTCCGTCCTTGGAGCTTTGTCCTCGGACCTTAGTTCAAAGGTTGATGAAGACAAAGCTTCTCGTGAAGAGTGGGAAGAAAGTATATCAAAGGGGTTGACGCTGCTTGGTATTAATTACGAGGAGCGTTCAGAACCATTTCTTGGTTCATCTGGTGTAACGCATCCATTATTGAGCGAGGCCGTTACGCAGTTTCAGGCGCAGGCTTACAAGGAGATGCTACCTCCCGGTGGTCCTGTGAAGACGCAGATTTTGGGCATGCAGACCAAGGAAGTTGAAGATCAGGCCCAGCGTGTCAAGGACTTTATGAATTACCAGATTACGGAGGTAATGGAGGAGTTTGATCAGGATACGGATCAGATGCTGTTTTATCTGCCGATTACTGGTTCTACGTTTAAGAAGGTTTATTACGATCCTGCTCGTCAGAGAGCGGTATCAAAATTTGTACCGGCAGAGGATTTGATTGTTCCTTACTCTGCCTCTGATTTGCGTACAGCGGAGCGTTACACTCACGTTGTCCGTATGACCGAAAACGACATAAGAAAGATGCAAGTAGGAGGTGTTTATAGAGATGTTGACCTATCTCCATCAAGTGATGATGAATCTGATACAACAATTAAAAGCAAGGCTGACGACATTCAGGGACTTCGCCCGGGATACAGTGACGAGCTTTATACTATCCATGAAATCCATGTTGACCTTGACCTTGAGGGATTTGAAGATATGGATGCGGAAGGTGAAGCTACAGGTATCAAGCTGCCGTATATCGTCACTATGGACGGCGATTCGGGAAAAGTTCTCTCGGTAGTACGAAACTATCGTGAACAAGATCCGATGCGTCGGAAGCGCGATTATTTTGTTCATTTTAAATTCTTGCCCGGTTTTGGTTTCTATGGGTTTGGCTTACTGCATATGATTGGAGGATTGTCTCGTGCTGCAACATCTATTCTCCGTCAGCTTATTGATGCGGGTACGCTCTCGAATTTGCCGGGTGGTTTTAAGGCTCGTGGAGTTCGTGTCAGAAACGACGATGAGCCTATCAATCCGGGTGAGTTCCGCGATATTGATGTTCCCGGCGGTGATGTTCGCAATGCTGTTGTCCCACTCCCGTACAAGGAGCCTTCTGGTACGCTGGCTCAACTACTCGGGGTGGTCGTTGATTCGGGTAGAAGATTTGCACAAGTTGCGGACACAAAAGTCGCAGATGTCAACTCCCAAGCTCCCGTGGGAACAACAGTGGCCCTGATTGAGCAAGGTTCAAAAGTTATTTCAAGTATTCATAAACGCCTACACTATGCACAAAAAGCAGAGTTTCGCATGTTAGCGGAGATCTTTGCTACGAATCCAATACCGTATCCATATATGGTTGGGACAAATGTAGACCCTCGGATTATGGCACAAGACTTTGACGGGCGTGTAGATATCCTCCCTGTCTCTGACCCGTCAATTTTTTCTATGGCACAGCGTTTGTCTCTTGCACAAACACAGTTGCAGTTAGCGCAGGCCGCACCGCAGATGCATAATTTGTACGAAGCCTATCGTCGTATGTATGATGCGTTGGATGTAAAGAACATCGACGCTATCCTTCCTGCACCGCAACCGCCTGCACCGAAAGATCCGGCTACGGAGAACGCTGGATTTATGAAGGGCTTGCCGACACAAGCATTCAGAGAACAAGATCATCGCGCGCACATTCGAGTGCACGCCTCCTTCTTACAGTCTGCGGCGTTGAGAACTAATCCGCAGGCAGAAATGTTACTACAAGCTCATATACAAGAGCATGTATCGTTGTTTGCTAGGGACATTGTTGGAGAAGTCTTCAAGCAGGCTATAGAGAAGTCTCAAATGGCTGGTGAACCTGTTCCGCAGATACCGCCAGAAATGTTAGAAGCTGCGGTAGCACAGCAGACCGCAGATACATTGGATCAACTTGCACCGTTGTTGGAGTCAGGTGGAGCTAAAGATCCTCTGGTGGAGATACGTCAGAAAGAGCTAGAGAACGATCAGATTGAAATCCAGCGTAAGATGCAGAACGACATGATGGACTTCCAGATTGATCAGGCTAAATTACAACAGACAGCAGATCTAGCTATGGAGCGCATAAGAGCGCAGCAGGGTATCGCTGATGATCGTAACGATGTAAACATCTATCGTATTAACACACAAGCCGCGTTGAAGAGAGGTCAATAATGTTACAGGCTCTTATAGGCCCGATTTCATCCTTGGCAGGTACTTGGTTGAACGGGAAGGTAGAAGAGAAAAAAGCTCAAGCAGCTACGAAAGTAGCTATCGCTCAAGCTGAAGCCGTGGTGATGCAGAAGAAAGCTACTGGAGAGATCGACTGGGATCTTAAAATGGCTGATGCCTCTGCTCATTCATGGAAGGACGAGTGGTTAACTGTGCTTTTTTCGGTTCCGTTAATTCTAGCATTCTGTGGAGATTGGGGGAGACAAATTGTTTCTGATGGATTTACTGCTCTTGAAGCCATGCCGGAGTACTATCAATATACTCTTGGTACAATTGTTGCTGCCAGCTTTGGTATGCGCGGTGCCGCTAAGTTTTTTGGTAAGAAGTGATGTCAAAGCGCCTTCAAAAAGACAGTCAATACGACCAGTACGACATGGATGGCGACGGGGTAGTTACCGACGAGGAGCTTGAACACGCTAAAGAAATTAAAAAGACAGAGTACGAGTTACGCAAGCAACTTGCTCAAAGGCGTATGGCTACGGCTACTCTAATAGCTATGGGTGTATTTACTTTTATGATGTTCATGCCGTTCATTAGTATTGAGCGGATCAATGCTTTAAGCGACATCAGTAACTTATTTTATATCAGTGGTGCTGGTATTGTTGGAGCATTTATGGGAGCCACAGCGTGGATGAATCGAAAGTAAAAACATGAAAGAATGGGTAATGATCATAAGCATGTGGGGGAATGACGGAAGCATGGATCATTACATTGGTCAGCTTGCACTGCAAGAAACCATGACTGAACGACAGTGTGAATATATGCTCAGAGACGGCAGGTGGGCAGCTAGTTTTGAGAACGAGTATTACTCAATGAAGGTGCACTGTTACCCTAAAAAGTGTGCAGGTAAGGAAAGTTGTGAGCGAAGATAATAAAAAACCACTAGAAGCTAAAGTTGGTGACAATAGCTTTGAGTTGATCCTTCGGATTTTGGGTAATGAGTTTGTTGCGATTAAGATTGGATCGTCGAACTTTAGCGGTAAGCTAATCGTCGGTGGTCTATTGTTGTTGTTCTTTACTCTTGTCCTTATGGAAATGTTTGGTATTAATGCTTTGATAGGTGTTCCTAGTTATGACTAAAAGTCCGTGTGTGGGTATTTGTGTACTAGACAAAGAACGTGTAAGATGTATTGGTTGTGGACGTACAATCGACGAAATAATAAATTGGGGTAAGAAATGCCAAGACCAAGATTAAATCAGTTTGCAGAAGATCTTGGTATTAGCCGTGGTTCGGCAAAAAAGCTTATGGCTAAAGCTCGTGGTCGTAGCGACGGAGGGTCCAATATTATAGACAAGTACTCTCCAGAGTTAAAAAAGCGTATGCAGCGTTTTGAAGATGCAGAACGTATATTCCAAGAAGACACAGAGATTGGAACTAAGATGGACAAGTCAAAAACAAAGCCCAAGTCTAAACAAAAGATGTTTGACGATTATTATCAAAAGCATGGGAAGGTTCATCCGAAAGACCCACGCACTAAAAAAGATCATCCCATGAACCGTGAAGGCTCTCCTCTGGTAACAAAGAACGAAGATATTGTTGAAGCCAAGGATGGTAAATTTGTTCGTGGTATGGGTAAAGCATCCATGTGCCCCCCTAGAGAAGTTAAGGTCAAGTAGCAATGGAAAGCATTGAAAACATTGCTGCTGGTTATGCCGCCTCTGGTGGTTATGGTGGCGCTGCTGGAGCCGCTGGTTTAGATAATCTAGACAGTGATGACAGAGGCATCGCGCAACTTGCCGCTGCACAGCAGCAAGTCAACCGCATGAATGATATTGCCTACGGAAGAGGTCAAAATTTTAGCAACCGTGCTGATTTAAATAGAGGTATTGTTTCTTTTATCGATAGGTTTGGCCCTAAGTCTCTTGACCGTGCTACCTTCAATCAATTGCGCGGCATTACCCCTCAAAACCCGGGTGGAAGAAACACCCTCGCAGCGAGAATAGCAACCGGCTTAAAGAACATGGGTATTGGAACGGGGAAAGTAGAAACTAATCCCAATGCTGGGCGGCTTACTGGCACGGTCTTTGGTAAGAAGAACGAACGTGGAGAAACAGTTTTGATGTCCGACGGCAAGTCAATGGGCATTGACGCGGATCAGTATTACAGCGGAAGGTCAGGTTCTGACATTGGTCGTCCAGAGTTGCAAACATACCAAGACAAGTATGGCTATGCGGATCCGGCAACAAGAGCCGTTAACAGACAATACGATCAGTTTCTAAATCCACTTAATGATCCTAGTCTTCCGGGGTTTAACCCGGATGTAGGGGTTCTTGGAAAGGGAGAAGTAAGACCCGGTCTTCAAACCACTGCCTTCACTGACAGATCAGGCACACCAACAGCTTTAGGTCCTGTGGTTACTTACGACAGAGATTTTAGTGGAGCAGATAACCTTGCCATGACTCTTGCACCCGGCGGCGTAGGGTTTTTAGCCCGAGCGATGGCAAACCCTGTTAGTGGTATTCGTGGTCAGGAGTTACCCGCCGCTGCACTTGCACCAACGGAAGAAATGTTGGCACGAGGTGAAACATCCGGTGGTATGATGCGCTCATTCAACGAAGCACTGGGACAGGGTATTGGTGCTTTAAGCAATGCGGGGCAAGGTCTTATGAACGCAGGCACTAACATAAGTGAAGCATTTACAAATGCGGTTCGGAATACGGCAGAGGGACTTGCTAATGCAGGCGTGAATACGGCAGAGGCACTTGATGCTGCGATCAGGAATACGACAGAAGAATTCACAAATGCAGGCGTGAATGTAATGGATCTATTCCGCACTGATCCCAAGCCACAAGTACAAAGACAGCTTGATGATGCTCCGTTGGATGAAAACATGTATGGACGCGGCATGTTTGATCTAGCTGCTCCGTTGTCGCAGACTGCAACAGTCCCACGGTCTTCAATTACAAGAAACATACAAGAACAACCTGTGAATCCGGCAACAGCGGCAACTATAGAACAATTAGATTCTTTAGGACCGTATGACATGAACAGAGGTTTTGATGAAAGAGGTTCAAACATAGACAGAATGTTGGATGATAGAGAGGCACAGCAGAGAGAAGGGCTAGAGGCACAGAGGAGAGCCAGAGAAGCAGAAATAAACGCGGGTCCCTACGGTTTAACACCGACTGAACAGATAATCTTAGATTCTTCAGTCCGCTCAAACTTTCCAGACACGATCCAAATAGCTGACGCAAGAACTTATCGATCACCATTTCAGGGAGAAACTGGTCTTTTTAGAGCTGGTAAGGGTAAAGGACAGACCTTATACGGGGGACAGAAGGAAGGCAGTTTTCTTGATCAAGACTATTTAGATCAGCTAAGACAGTTAAGGGATAAGGCAATAAACGCTGGACAATCTGTCTTTAACTATTTCACTACATGAGGGAATTGATAGAAGAGTGGGTGCACACTGATTTAAGTGTGGTAGACAAGGACGCTGGTTTTGCTCCCTGTCCTTTCGCGAAGAAGGCACTACAGGATGACAAGTTAAGAGTTGTAGAATGTCTGGACACGGAGGATTTGTGGCTAACAATAGCAACTCAATGTAAAAATTTTGACAAAAGACATTCTGTTATTATTTGTACAGAGGAAAACGCAGAACAGCCTTATGAACAAGTTGAAGCCGCATGCGTAGCTATGAACAACTGGTTTGCTGTTAATAAAATAGATTTATGGTTATTGGCTTTTCAAACAGACTTTACAATGGTATTTATACAGAGGTTATCCGAACTGGATGAAGCTAGTAAAAAACTAGAAAAAATGGGATACTACGAAAACTACACAAAAGAAGACTTTAT